GAAGATCGTCGGGCAGCAGAGATTGACCGAGACCAAGCGTTTGAAGAAATCACGAACTCGCTCTCGCAATTCAAGCAATACCAGTTCGCGGAGCAAGTCAACAGTTTCATCAAAGCAACTAACAACCATCATTCAGCCCTCGTTAACTTCGAGGAAACTAAACAAAACATCCTTCAAACGGCAAAACAACGGGAACAAGATGGGCGCAACAAATATCTGAATCAATGGAAAGAAGGGTATAAGAATACCCAGCAAGAAATTGATAATGCTACCACGATCCCAGATGCAGTAGCTGAATACATGAAAGAAAAGGGAATCAAGTATGACTTGTCCCGCGATGAGGCTATCGCATTAGCAGCTACTCAGCAGAGTAATGAGCAAGCATCGGTAGAAGACATGAACCGCCTTATCAACCAAGGCCGCGCATATCAGAAACTGCAAGCTCAACTCAAAGCATACCAAGAGATGGTTAAAGAGAAAGACGAGTATATTTCACAACTGAAAGGATCGTCACGCATCTCTTCATCTCCAAGTTCAACAGATTCCCAGAAGCCAAGAATGAGTATGACGGAGGGACTGGCCGCGAAGATCGCAAGATTCTCGCCGCAAGCAAGAACTGCATAGCCCATCATTCCTAGTTCTGGTTCATGAGCAGGGGGAGGTAGAATTTGGCTACCTCCCCCTAACTTTTTTTAAAAAATCTCTTGACATACTAAATAGGTGATTGCAATGTGGCGCACAAGAGATAGCCGAAATTATCGTTTACGATAAAATTAGGGATTCAGCCGCACTCTGGCTGGCGAGTTTTCGACCTCGCATGAAAAACGATTTCTGGACAGAAAAATCTCTGGGTCGGTTCCAGCAGAGGAAACCAAGCACTCGCTTGCTATTCCTCTGTGGCATAGTTTAGCAGTGCAAAACTAAACTAAACAAAAATCAAACTCTAACAAAATAAATATTATGGCATCAGATCAGCTATATTTCAATTCATGTGCTGAGATTGACAGTTTCTTCCGCGAGGGCCGCGAATATTTCAACGACCTCTATGTGAAGAAGCTCGTCACTAACTCTGCATACTTCACCCGTTTCGAGGAGCAATCTTGGCCCTTGAACCACACAACCGAACAGAAAGCGTTCCGCTTTGGCCGTGGATTCCACGATCCTTGCACCCCTTTCCGTGCGATCAACGACACCTACTGCGAGACCGATTCTTGCGATAGCAAACCAGAAGTGATTCAACGCCCCGGCACTGAGTCCTACACCTTTGAGCTTCTCCGTAAAGAGATGACCACTGACTGGATTTGCGTTGAGAGCCTTCTCTACCGCCTTTTCCCTGCTGAAGAGATTCTTCAGTTTGAGGAGTCCAATGCCCGTATCACCAAGAACGTTCACGAAGAGTTCCTTCGTAGCAACTACATCGGTGGTGCTGGTCACAAATGGATGGGTATCACTACGGATGACGGAACCTACTGCGGACTGGTCGATGACCAAGCATGGTTCGTTCCCGAACATACTGTCAACAACGAAGCTGGTTACGACCTTTGCGCCATTCGCGTTAAGCTCGCTCCTGCTGACCTCAACAAGATTGCTTACCTCTCGCTTGATATGCTTGATGACGCACTCGTTGACCTCCAAGACGAAGATGACGCTTTCCGCCTTGATCTCCAAGACGCGACTGGTCAGCCTTTGCTCGACATCGTTATCCCTGATCCTCAAGTTGGCCGTGCGCTTTACTTCCAAGCCAAGCGCAACAATGGTTACTGGGATGCTAACACGGACTTCGATGAGCGTCTTACCCGTCTGAAGCTCGGCATCAATCGTATCATCGGCGACTACGCCTTTGGTTATGACATCAACTCCGCTCGCTTCAACGCTGACACCGCCTTCAACGCTGGTCTCGCTCCGTTCAACGAAGCTGATCCTGCTACTTGGGCGCGTCTCGTTCGCGTTCCTCGCTACATCAAGACCGTTATGGAACAGGGCTGCGCCTATGTTCCGAACAAAGCCTACCGCAATGCCGACTTCGGTATCTCGGTTGCTATGGTCAACAAAGCCATGTGCAAATGGACAATGCCTTCCTCGACTGGTTATGGCCAAGCCCAACAAATGACCCAGAACTACGCTGGTGATTGGGACTGGAAAAACCCTGATTGGGAGTGCAACCGCTGGCGTAAATCGGGCTTCTATCAAGCCCAGTTCCGTCTTGCCGCACAGGTCAAAGACCCAACCATCATGCACACTTTCTTGCATCGTATGCCAAAGAGCAAGAACCTCTACGGTTCCTGCTGCGAAGTGCAGAGCTACATCGTCCCTGAGAACAATCAGGACTGCTATAGCTGCGCTGGCGTGGGCGACATCGTTGTGCCTTCCTAAAGTTAAATAAGGGGAGGGGCTATTAAAGCCTCTCCCCATAACCTTAAACAAAATAAAATATATGTCTAATTCTCGACCACTCGCTTATGATCGTGTCAACCTGTTTGGCCCGATTGCCGTTAACCTCCTCGCTGCTGGAGACGCTGACCTCTTGGTTCTTAACGACCAAGACACTAAGTTCTTCCCAACCAGCATCGTTCTGGAGACTGCCTACGCTCGCGGAACCACTGCCACCGATCCAGTTGTGATCGTTGACAATGGAACCACTGGCGAAAACATCACTGGTTCGCTGACCATCACGGACGCTCTTGACAACCAAGGCCGCTACAATCCTCTTGCGATTGCCGCCAATCCTTTTGTTATCACTGGCCCCGGCAAACTCCGCTTGCTGAAAAGCACTGTGGGTGCTGGTCAAGCTACCGCTACCCGCGCTCGCACTTCGGGCGTTGCTACCATCGTTACTGGTGCTGCTCATGGCTTTGCCACGGGCGATGTCATCACGATTGCCAGCATGACCGACAGCACCTTCAATGACGTGCAGGCGGAAGTAACCGTTGTTGACTCCACTACGTTCACTTATGCGAACGCTGGTGTTGATGTTGTCTCCGGTGCGGATACCGCAGGACGTGTTGGCGCACTCTACGTGAATGCCTACGTTGTTGGTATCTACTACTAATCACTAATCTGGGTGGGGGAGTTACATTCTCCCTCACCCTAACCATTTTCTTATTATGGCTTGTTTCACCTCTCTTCCTTACCGCGATAAAACCTATCCATTTCTTCAAACTATTTTTGCTGCTACTGAACTTTCTCCCATTTCTTTTGGGTGTTATGATGCAGCGACTGATGCAGCTAAACTCTATCAGTTCTACCTCGGCTTTGCAACCATCGGTGGACTCACCCCAGTTGCTCAAAATTGCTTTGTGCAAAAAACTGAAGACCAGCAATTCTTCCTCGTTAACGAGGCTTTGTCCGCTGCTCTCAATCCTGTTACCTAATTATCGTAAACGATAAATATTGGAACCTTCTGCGCCTAGAACAAAATAGTAATGGCCGAAGATGATAGAGATTGCTTTATTGCTAAAACAACTGACAACCAGTTGTATGATGTCCTCGTATCATTAAGCCAAAAGTTCTATGTTCCAGAATTAATATCTAGGAATTGCTTTAATGGCTTAACTGTTGATGGACAGCTATGGCAAATCTACTCCGCAATCAGCGGCGGTGCATTGTGGACTCCACAGCAAATACCGACAGTATTTTGGTATGATCCGAGTGACGCATCTACAATCACAACTAGCGGATCAACGGTAACTCAAGTTACAGACAAAAGCGGGAATAGCCGCACACTGAATGTAACAACTGTCGGAAAGATTGGCCCAACAATTGGAACGCGCAAGCTCAATGGATTAAATGTGTTTGAGTATGCATTGCCAGACCCAAACAACCAAGTTTTAGAAAATAATTCATTTACATACAATCAATCTGCAACACCTCTAAATATCGCAATGATTTTTAGAACTGATGTAGAAACTGTAGCTACACAAGATTTTTTCTTTTCTGGAACCGAAAATACAGGAGTCCGTTTGGCTATTAGGAAAACTACATCAGATGCCTTGCAAATGCTTGGAACTTCTACTATAGGAACAGCAAATGGAACAGTGCCTGATAATTTGGATTTCATTCTTGTTACTAAATGGAACGCTGCAAATTCACAACTCAGATTGAATGGAACACTGTTAAACTCTGGAAACATTGGAACAACTAGTTTTTCATCTATAAATTTAGGTGCGAATGAAGCAGAATCTAGTAGTATTGAAGGATACATCGCCGAGGTTGTAGCATTTGCTGACAATTCACAGCAGACAGTAGTAGAAGGATATCTAGCTTGGAAGTGGGGACTTGTAGCAAATCTTCCGGCAGGACACCCATACAAGAACTCTCCGCCAATTATTTAAAATGGAAAAAGACTGCTTCACAGATTTAACAATTAACAATCAGCTTTGGGAAATTCTTAAAGCGATTGAATTGTCTGTGCCGTATGGGAGAAGCTATGGGTCATTCTTTGATACAACGGATCAACCATTCTTGACTCTTGGAACCCCACAACCTGTCAGTATCAACTCGCAGCGTATTGCAAACGGAATAAGCATTGTTAATGGGACAAAGATAACATTCGCAAAAACAGGGATATATTCTCTGTCATTTTCTCTTCAAGTAATCAACCCAGACAATGCCGTGCATTCGTTTGATTGCTGGCTAAAATACAATGGGAACAATTTCCCGAACAGCACTACAAGGTTTGATATGCAACAACGCAAGAATTCTGGCTTACCAGCATATCTTGTAGCAAACTTTGAACTTACTGGCGCGGCACAAAATGCTGGTGATTATGTTGAGATTTACTGGAATGCAAATAGCACACAATTATCTCTTGCAGAATTTCCAGCCCAAGTTTCTCCTAGCATTCCAGAGACGCCTAGCGTTGTAGTAAATGTTCATCAAATTTCTTAAACTTTAACAAAAATAATAATATGGCAGACCAAATAAATATTGAATGTTTTAGAAGCATGACTATTGATGGTCAGTTATATGCAATTCTTTCCGCAATTAACGATATGCAAATTACCGTTCCAGAAGGTGGGCAAATAGCTCAAGTTCAAAACGGTGAATTGCAGAATGTCGAATTAATTGATGGAGGAGAGTTTACTCCTTAAAAACAAAAACAACAACAACAAACAATATAAAATAATATGGCTAATCCAATTATCAAAATCAAGCGCGGTTCAGGCGCACCCGTCTCCTTGCAGACAGGTGAGCTTGCAATCGATACACTAAACAAAAGCCTCTTCATCGGCACAGCTGAAGGCGTCCTCGCCATCGGTGGCGAACACGTTTTCGCTAAAAAAACCTATGTCGATAGCGCGGTTTCGACCGAGCAATCTGCCCGTGAAGCAGCTGACACCACCCTCACCAACAACCTCAATGCGGAAATTTCTCGCGCTCAAGGTGCCGAAAGCGATCTCGCTGACGACATCTCTGCCGAGGAGACAGCCCGTATCGCGGCTGTTTCCGCTGAAGAGTCTGCTCGTATCGCTGCCGATACCACGCTCCAATCGAACATCAACACGGAGAAAGGTCGTATTGACGCGATCCTTGCCGCCGCTGATGCCGACAAGGACAGCTTCGCCGAAATCGTCTCTCTTATCAACAGTGTTGATACCGAGAATGATACGGCTTTCGCTGGCTACGTTACATCGAACAATGCCGCTCTCGCCGCTGAGACTTCGGCTCGTCAATCTGCTGATACGACCCTTCAAGGTAATATCGACACCGTTTCGAGCGATCTTTCTGCACTGACCTCCCGTGTAACCACGGCTGAGTCTGACATCCTTGCTGAAGAGACCGCTCGCATCGCCGCCGTGTCTGCCGAGCAAACCGCTCGTGAATCCGCTGTTTCCACTCTGGAAGCTGCTGACGATACCCTGCAAGACAACATCGACGCCGAGGCCAGCACCCGCGCTACTGCGGACACTAGCCTTAGCAATCGTATCGACGCCCTCGAAAGCGCCAGCGCGGATTCCCGCTTGGATGACGTAGAGGCAGACGTTGCTGATCACGAAACCCGCATCACCGCACTCGAAACCACCATCGACGGCGGAACCTACTAATAAACAATAACCAAGTCCTCCGTGGGGTAAAACCCACGGGGGCAACCATTCTATAATGGCTAACCCAATAATTGTCCCAAAGAAAAGCACAGTCAGTTCTAAAGTTCCAACAACTTCTGACCTTGCTCTTGGCGAGATTGCAATCAATCACGCAGACAAAAAACTTTACGCTCGTCACCCAATTTCGGGAACGGTGCAAGAAATCGGCAGTCTTACTGCACATTCGCATGACCAGTTAATCAGCGTTGATTCTACGGCTGACTTGGAATTGCAGAATAATGGATCAGTAATCATTACTGATGGAGCCGTATCGACAACCCTTGCATTATCGTCAACGATAGCCAGAACAATCACCTTTCCAGACAAGACTGGAACAGTTGCACTACTTAACAGTGTTCCTATTGAAATTGGTCTGGCAGCATCTGATGAAACTACGGCTTTAACCACAGGAACGGCAAAGGTCACATTCCGCGCCCCATGCGCTATGACACTTACAGCAGTTCGTGCGAGTGTAACAACTGCTCCAGTTGGCTCTACGATCATCGTAGACATCAACGAAAATGGAACATCAATTCTTTCCACAAAACTTTCAATCGACGCCTCGGAGAAAACATCAACAACCGCAGCAACAGCAGCAGTAATCTCTGACTCTAGTATTGCGGACGATGCAGAAATCACTATAGACATCGACCAAGTTGGTAGCACTACAGCAGGTGCTGGACTAAAGGTTTGGCTAATCGGAACTCGCTCGTAATGTTACTGATAAATCCATATAGATTTTCTCCACCAAGATTTATCTCAAATGATGCCAACGTTGTGTCTTATATCTTAGCTGTAGAAGCTGCTGACGGGCAACAATTGGAGTCGGGCGTCATCACAGCGGTCGAATCATTCATCACCGGATGCAAATCCGACGGCATCTGGAGCGCCATCAAAGCCTCCTGCATTCTTGCGGGCGCTCGCACGCTCTCCGGTGCGCTTGTGCCGCTGGTTGGGAGTGTTCCGACAAATAATAATTTTGTCACTGGAGACTATAATCGAAAGACAGGATTATTAAGTAACGGTTCAACAAAATTCTTAAATACAAACAGAAACAATAATGCCGACCCTCAAAACTCAAAGCATATATCATGCTGGGTCACAGAGAGAATTGCAACCAACGCAACTAACGGGAGCATGCTCATTGGCACCCACAATAACCAGTTTGGCCGAACCTTTTTTGGCGTCAATGTAGGGACTCCACCAACAGCTATCATTCATGCAGTAAATCTGAACGGAAACTCCTCCGTCACGCCCGCTGCTGCAAATACTGGGCTTCACGGATTAAGTCGTTCTTCATCTGCAAATTATTCTGTAATCTCGGCAGGAGTTACAGGCACCGCTTCAGCCGCGTCAGTTACCCCATACTCTCAAAATATCGGTGTTTTTGGCTCTGTCGCTGCACACCGGGTAACCGCAAGGATTTCATTTTACTCCGTCGGGGAAGCTTTGTCTTTGTCTACTTTTAACTCCCGCGTCAGCACCCTCATGACCGACTTCGCCGCCGCCCTCCCATGACCCTCGCCGACCTCATCACACAGCCTATCAACTACGAGACCGCAAAAGACCTCGCGCTCGTTTTCAGCGCTGAACTCGCCGCGCAACTCGCCGCCGTGCAAGCCGAGCATGGCAACCCTCGCCATGTCGCCTCCCCCGTCGATCTCATCGATGGTCGCAAGATGCTCTGTGCGGATTTGCTGACCGAAGTCGGCCCCGGAGGGCTTTACTCCGGCGGATTCTCGCATCTTCCAGTAGAGCTATTTTCTCTTGTGCAAGTAATTCCAATGAGTGATGCTATTTTATTACTACCACAAACAGAAGAAGAATTATGAATATTGATTCCAACACATCATCACACGGAACAGGATTTGCTGGGACGATATACAGTATGTTTGCCGTAGCAGTTTCTATGTTGCCAGAACTAGACACATGGTTTAGGATTTTAGCATCAATCAGCGCAATCATAGCGGCATGGGTTTCGATCTATGTTATGATTTCAAAATTAAAGAAAGACAAAGACAAATGAATGCTAAACAAATCGCACTTGGAATAATCGTAATCTCTTTTGCATTTCTTGCATTGGCATTATTGACTGGATGCACTACGCTGGGAATCTCCCTAGAAACACAATATGGTCGGTTCACATACGAACTACCAGAACCAATAGGAACTAAAAAATGAAAATCGTAAATATACTATTAGAACGTCTATCAGAGAATAGCACATGGCGCGGCATCATCCTAATCGCTACGGCGGTAGGAGTGAAACTGGAACCAGAGCTTCAAGAGTCCATCATCGTCGCGGGGCTGGGACTCGTAGGACTCATCAACGTTATCCGCAAAGGAAAATGATTCCCCACTCCAGACCACAGCAGGCCAAGGAAAAGACACTCGCAATGGTAATCAAAGCGGGTATCGAGGATTTGGTTTGCTTGGTCGGGATTCGTGGATACTACCTCGATTCAATGGGAGCAAAAGGAAAGAACGACAGGGGTATCTACGACGATGCGATCATTCTTCTATCACCAAGCGTTCATGCTACGTTTAACGCTAATACTGATCCATCAGTTTTCAAGAAAGGTATCGCGGTGCTTAAAACGGGTGTGCATCGCTACCGTAAAGGCAATCATGGCATCTCTAAACCCGGAGGTGGCTACCCTGCGTTACGACCTGCTAACGCGAAAGAACAACTCCCTGTTACGAGAGATGGTGAAGGTGATTCGATGGGGACTGCGATAAACATCCATAAGGGAGGATATAGCACTACCAGCAGCCTCGGCTGTCAGACGATCTACCCACCCCAATGGGATGGGTTCATAAATCTAGTCTACTCGGAGATGAGTAGATACAACCAAAAGACGATTCCATATCTATTGGTGGAAAACGCTTGACTTAACATTAAAATATCGTTAACGATAAAACAAAATTATGGGTAACTGCTCTTCAACTTCTAACTGCAATCCTTGCGGCCCAAACTACGATGCTATCAACCAGCTTGCTACTAAGACAGCAAGCTACGCTCGTCAGGCGAATACCTACGCTATCAACGCAGAGAATAGCTGGCTTGAGTTCAACGCCCTTTACCTTGGAGCATTCGCAGTAGCACCCACAGTAGACAATGAAGGCGATCCACTTCAGGTTGGGGCGTTGTATTGGAATAGTGTTCTTAATAATTTGTGGGCATGGGATGGAACAAGTTGGATGCCAGCAGTTGAGGGCGAGCTTTACCTTGGAGGTTTTGCGGCAGCACCAACATTGGACAACGAGGGAAATCCATTGCAGTTAGGAAATCTTTATTGGAACACAGCATCCAATAACCTGTGGGCTTACAATGGGACATCTTGGGTTGAAACTGAATTTAACGAGTTCACTCCATTTTTGGCAACGGGAACGACATTTGCTCGCAATCTTGTTACCCGCTCAGCAGATGTAATCAATGTAAAAGACTTCGGAGCGGTTGGAGATGGTGCGGCGGATGATAGAACTGCATTTACAAATGCAATGAACGCGGCTTCTACCACAAAAAAAAAATTGTATATTCCGGCAGGGAATTACAAAATTGATGTTCCAGCAGGCGGAACCTGCTTTGTGCCGCCGCCAGATGTCACAATGGCGGGAGATGGAAAAGTAAACACAAGACTATTATTTAACCATTTAGGCGGAGGAACTTGTTTTTTTGTTCAACATCCAAATCTTTCAATCAGTAATCTTGCAATAGAAACAACCGTTCCTGCGAGCGCGCTATCTTTTATCTTCTTAATATCTAATAGCAACTTTACTGTAACCGATTGTTTGATAGACGGGAAAGTAACAAACTCTGGTTCTGTTGAATCGCATCAAAGTTATGGTTTTTTTCACCTTCCAACGGGAACGCAGAACAATCTGTTGGTTCAAAATTGCGTTATAACAAGGCAGACTTGGCCATTTATAAAAGACAATGCTGCTACTTCAACTCAAAAAAATATTCGGATTCTATCAAATAAATTCATAACAAATTATCGTAACGATTGTGGGCTTAATTCCCCAAAGGGAATTATGGAAGATGTAATTATTGATGGCAACACATTTGAGGATAACAGGTGCAATATTACAGCGGGTCATACTCAAGCACTTGGAATAGCATTAGCATCTGTATCAAATGTTATTATTTCAAATAACATTATTAAAGGCCAATATACTGATGGAATACATATCGAAGAAAAATCTTATAATGTAAAAATTATTGGAAATAACATAAGTATCACAAAGGGTGGAGCTACAAGTAAATGTATTGAATTTAATGCAAATAGCATTGGCGGGGCAGAATTAAATCCACAATATGTAATTATATCATCAAATAATTTAATTCAATATGGGACTAGCAGAGAAGCGGGAACATTTGGGATAGTTCTGCAAGTATCTGAAATACCCGGAAGCGAAGTTATTATTGCAGATAATATAATGCATGATTTTGAAACAGGAATATATTCAGTTTGCAAAGGTGAATCTTTAATTTCAATAACAAACAATATTATTTATAATTGTGATAAGGGGTTTAATTTTCAAGAAGGTAAAATTACAGCTTTCAACAACTCAACTAAATTATGTAATACTGCAATATTTTCAAATACTACATATTTGCCAACAGATAGCATACTGGTAAAAGAACATACATTCATAGATTGCACAAATAATGTAACTGTTGTTCCAGAAACATTTATTATTTTAATAAATCCAAAATTTGTCTTTAGTGAATTCAATCATGTTGCACCAGCTACATTAAAATATTTATTTCCAGCTAATATCGCATCAAGATTTTATGGCGATATTATGATGAATGTCGTAAATGCAACGGGTTCATTTTATTATTGTTATAATGTTTTTGAGATCAAATGGGATGGGACTACATTTACATCAACAGAAATTGTGCAAAGAGAGGTTGGTTTTGCGGCAGCACCTTTTGTTGGATCATCTCAATTAGGAGTAGAAGTATATAATACACTTTCTTTATCAAATGTTGGACTTCAAATAGATTTTAATGGAACAACATTTGTATCACAATAAAAAAACAGATAAACTATGAGCAATTGCATACCATGTCCACCCTGCGAAGGAGACGAACCATTAGTCTGTGAACCATACGGAACCGTAACCACGGGCAACCGAGTAATGGTAGAAGACGATGCGTTCTGCACCAAGACCATCGCCAACCCATCAAGCCCATCCATGCTGGCATGGGACAACGGAATCAAATGGCTTACCGCGCAAGGTTGGCAGGCTATTTCTGCTACTCACTTCGCTAAGGCTGGAGAGAAGTTATCTGTAAATTCTGTAACAGGGCCATTCAACATCATTCTTCCACAGAACCCTAATCAGTTCGATGAGATTGTGTTTGCAAACCACTTCAATACATGGGGAACAAACAATGTCACAGTCCAGCGCAACGGATCGTTGATTGAGAATTTGAATGATGATTTGGTATTGAACACAACTTGGCCGATGCAATTCACCTTGCGTTTTGAAGGCTCAACATGGAGGGTATTTGAAGCATGAATCTTACAGATGTAATAGCAATAACCAGCGCAAAGATCGCTAACGGAACAATTGTTGACGTTGATATAAATTCAGCGGCAGCAATATCTGGAACAAAAGTATCTCCATTTTTCGGAAGCCAAAACATTCAAACAAGCGGCGACTTAGCTCTTGTAGATGACTCTTCAGTAAACGCTATACTTTCTACTGCTGCAAATGCTGGCAATGCATTTATCCAGCTTCGCAGAAGTCGGGGAACTCAAGCTGCACAAACAGTAGTTCAAAATAATGATGCTGTTGGACAAATCGTTTACTATGGTCACGATGGAAGCGCATTAGCCGTTGCTGGAGAAATCACAACAAATGTGGCTGGAACCCCAGCGGCTGGTAAGATTCCAATGAGTCTTACCATTATTACAAGAAGCGATGCAAATACCTACGCCAGCAGGTTTTTCATTAATGGAGCCAATGGCGATGTTGGAATTAACACCAATAACCCTCAAAGCAAGTTCCATGTTGCAGGAGATGTGACTGTAACATCTACTACGACCGCAACCACAGTAGGCGCGGCAGGAGGAGCGAGCGCACTGCCAGCTACCCCAGTTGGATACTTGGTGGTCAACATCAACGGAACAGCGCGGAAGATTCCTTATTACAATGTATGAAGACTTTGATTTCACAAACCAAGAATAGTGCGGTCTATGAGCTTTCTCACGATGGGAATAGTAAGACTGTAGAGTTTACATCCATGGAAGATGGCGCTGACTTTGAGAAGGCTGCTATTGACGAGCATGAGAAATGGTTGAAATGGCTTGGTGTAACTGAATAAAATTATGAGTTGCCGAAACTACGATCCTTGCCTTGATAGCAAGTTAAACCAGATTGGAAGCTATGCGTCTGTAGCCAGACAGAGCGCACAGAGTGCAACTGCTAGTGCAGCCGCAGCAGATGCCGATGCAACAGCAGCAGCAGCCAGCGCAGCAGCAGCAGCAGCCAGCGCAGAGATTGCAGGCATCTATCTTGGCCCATTTGCAACTCCTCCAACAGTAGATAACCAAGGAGGCCCATTGCAGGAAGGGATGCTCTACTACAATACGGGGAGCAACACGCTTTTCGTCTGGAATGGTTCAAGCTGGTCAGCAATCCAAGATGATGAAATCTATCTCGGAGGATTTGCGGCAGCACCCGTGCTAAACAACCAAGGACTCCCATTAGTAAATGGGAATATGTATTGGAATACGGTTTCCAGCAGATTATTCACTTGGAATGGCTCTGCTTGGATTCAAGCGTTTGGTCAAAACTATCTGGGCGGATTTGCAGTTGCACCGACGCTAAACAACCAAGGCTTGCCACTTGTGCTTGGGAACCTCTACTGGAATAGCGTAACGAACAACTTGTGGGCCTACAATGGGGTAGCATGGATCGTAACAACCTCAAACATGCCAACTGGCGGAGGAACAAACAGAATTTTTTACTTGAACGATAATCAAGTTACGGCAGACTACACTATACCAGCAGGGAAAAACGCAATGAGTGCTGGGCCAATCACAGTAAATCCGGGCGTAACTGTAACAGTTCCTCCGGGCCAATCTTGGACAATCGTATAACAAAAAACAAATAAAATTATGTCACTACAACTAAACGGAACAATCGGAGTAATCGGCCCAGTCAATGAGGGGTTTGTTACAGCAACCGGATCAACTACAGCACGCAATCTCGATGATCGCTTTGCGGATGTGGTGAACGTGAAGGACTTTGGAGCAAGTCCATCTGCATCCGCATCAACAAATACAGCTGCAATACAAGCAGCAATTGATTATGCTAGTGCATCCGCATCAAGAAGCTGTGTTTTTATACCTCCGGGATTTTATTTTACAAACGCTTCTATAATTGTTAATAGCAGTATTAGTATTACGGGATGCAATAGAAGTAGAACAAGCATTGTTGCTAATCATGCAGGCGATGGAATTGTTTTTCAATCCGTGAATGGAGGAAGACTTTCAAATATATCAATAACAAGAACAACATCTGACAATACTGGTTCAGCCATTTGGATGAATAGAAGCTCTAATATGGTTTTGGACGATATTGCTGCAAATAATCATCAATATAATATAAGAATATCTGGTGGTCAACTTAATCTATTAAGTAATATTTATGTATATAACTTTTCGCCATTTACATATAATTCAACCGGAGCTTCGATTCTTTTAGAGGCAGCTGGTGGGGACGGAGGATCGTTCCAACCCTGCTATACTGTTTCAATAAATAATATTGTTGGTTCCGCATCAGATTTATTGCCTAACATAATAAGAGTCCACTATGCAGATGGTCTTAATATAAATAACGGGTATTTTAATTTCTCAACCGATTCTTTGTTTACTTTCGAGAGATCGTCTATTAATGATCAAATTATTGGAGTAAATTTAAGCAATTTGTATTTTGATGGTGGCCCTCAAAGTATAAAAGTAGATAATTTATTGCCAGCAGGAAATGAAGGTGCAAGGCATATGAGTTTAACTAATTGCTTTATAGCAAACCAAAGAGATTTTAGTGCTACTGATAGATTGGTTAATATAAAAAGATATGTTACAGAAATGCAATTCTCAAATTGTCAGATAAGAACTGCCCTAAGATCATATGGAATAAGAATACACGATGAAGTATCTGGCCCTTCTAATGGAAGATACAAATTTACAGGGAATGCTTTTGCTAACCTTTCTCCAGAAGATGGTGGTGGAGCAGTATATGCAAAAAATGTTGAATGCATATCATTTTGTGGAAATACATTTACAAATACTTCATCAGCATTTTATGAAATTTTAATTGATGGAACTGTAGATACAGTGTCAGCAATAGGAAATATTACAGATGGAACACCACCAATGTTTTTATCAAGCATTGCGACAATAAATAGAAATATGATATTGTTAAATGCTGGAGATTCCATTGGTAATATAGTTAGCCTCGCGCTCCCGACATCATCCGCTGGCTTGCCGTCTGGTTCGATGTGGAATAACGCTGGCGATGTAAAAATCGTCCCATAACCTAATGCCAACAGAAGGATCAGTCTTTGATGGGTTCACAAGTATCATCGCGCAAGACGCAGATACTCATCCATCGTATTTGCCAGAGTCTGTAGTATCAGAATCGGTTAATAGGACATTCCGAGGTGGCATTAACCGAACCAGACCGAGCATTCGGAACATTCCGATTATCGCTGGAGACGGAGAAGCCGCGACTATCGTTAACGATATTCTTGGTGGTAACTTCCAAGGTGCGTATCCATATCGGGCGACTAACTACAGAACGAGCGATGGAATGTTGCTATCGGTATCGGGGATTATCTACTTTCTCAAGATCGTAAACAACCGAGCGTTTGCCTACAAGGTCATCGAAGGCAACGATCCGGGCATGATGCACACATTCTTCGTGCAAGCTGAAGATCGGGCGTATATCCAAAACGGCTACCAAAATGCAATAGCATGGGATGGGGTATTAGGAACACTGACAGCAAGTGAAATCCAGAACGGAGACTACTGCGAGATTGTTTCGCTTGGAGATGGGGTTACAAATACAAACTTTACTTTGATCGGCGCACCATCCAATACGATTGGAGTTAAGTTCACAGCAATAATTACAGACACTCAAAGGGGAACAGGCACAGGGACAGTTAAACTACCTGCTTACCGACTGAATCCATACTTGGCAAAGATGCCAATTGGAACGATCATGGAGTATGCTTTTGGGCGAGTCTTTGTTTCTGACAGGTTCAACCAAATCTACGCTTCTGACATCATCTATGGTGGTGGGTTTACTGACACCAAGAATACGGAGAACTTCACGGAGATTGGATACTGGGCAGAAGGCGGGGCGTTCTCGACACCAGCCATGATGGGGAATATCACAGGGATGAAGGTCATGCCAGAGCTTGGATACAACCTTCGCGGCCAAGGTCAGCTTGTAGTTCTTACAGGGAACGGAGCATTCTCAATGGATGTATCTCTACCAAGGTCACAATGGAACACATCAAACATCCAGCGCATCTCACTCCTTGGGCGCGGATGCACTAGCCCTAATCTTGCTCTAGTTAACTCCGAACTCTGGTTCAGATCACACGATGGCTGGGCGTTCTATTCCAATACCCAATCCGAGTTCAATAGATACTTCTCACTTCGTAAACTATCAAGGGATGTGAACAAGTGGGTATCAAATGATACCCCGTGGATGAAGCAATTCGCTTCGACTATCTTTTTCGATAACTACCTCATCAATACTGTCTCACCACAGACCTATCGCGCAGAAGGCGTAGAGGGACTGAACAGGTTTCATAGGGGCATGGTTGTTCTCGACCTCGACCAATCCTCAACTCCCGCACCGGACGCACAACTATCATTCCGTTGGAATGGAGTATGGACAGGCATCAGACCAACTCAACTTCTAACTGCACTGATCCAAGGCGAAAAGCGGGGATTCGGATTCTCATTCGACAAAGACAACAAGAACCGCCTCTACGAGTTCACCACAGCACAAGGGGACGATTACGGCCCGAATGGAACTAGACAGATCGAATCCTTCTTCACAACTGGTAGGTATGACTTCAACCGAAGCGGGGCTACCAACAAGTTCCTCCGTAAAAAGATTACTGGTGGAGAAATGTGGATGAGTGAGATTAAAGGTGAAGTAGATAGCTATGTCGATTTCCGCGCAGACTCTAACCCTTGCTGGTCACAACTCAAAGTGCCTACGACGTTCGGGTGCGATCCATGCTCGCCAGTAGTAACTGATTGCTTCCCACAACGAGGCGGTAATCGCTACAAACGCTACAAGTTTAACACGCCAGACCCAAGTGAGTGCAATGACTTGGCAGGCATCCCATCAGTAGAAGGATCAGAATTCCAGATCAAAGTAAACCTAACCGGAGCAGCTACAGTTGACCGAGTAAGGTTGATGGCAAACATCAAGAACAACGATGACTCTCCAGTTGGTGACTGCCCAGAAGAAAATCAAGAGTGTGAACCATTTTTGTGTTGCCAAGAGAAATACTGGAACTACAATATCGTCAATTAACAATCAACCATTACAGGCTTACGGACAATCAATCTTCATCTCCAGCACTTACTTTCCCAAATGTCCCAGATGACTTTTGTCCAACTGGTAACTGGCAGAATGTATTCCAAGTATTCATTGATGAAGTTCTGACTAATGGAACCATCAATGTGCCGGGATTGGGCGATGTAACTCCAGCGCAAGTTGCTCAAATCAACGAAGACCTTGCTGACCAGCAAACACAGATTAGCGCACTTGATACGCGAGTCGATGCTTTAGAATTAAATCCAACAATTAGGGTTAGATACGGAACATACTCTCCAATTTCGGCTGGAGACACAACATCCATTGGAATTACTTTTAGTTCTCCTCTACCAACTGCCGCTTATGGAATCTCATTGACTCCTATTTACGCTTCTGGGACTCCATTGACAACGCCGCTTTACACTATTGTTTCACAAAACACAGCAGGATTTACATTTCGCGTTGATAACAACATTGCAGAAATTACGAGCTTGAACTGGATGGCGGTTCATTCTTCGACACCATAAGCCATCACAAAGAAAAACTAAACATATGACACCACTAAAAGGAACAGAACCAAAGTTAGTTTCAGGCGGCGCACCAACTCGCGGCATGATCCGTGAAGGTATGGGCAACATGAACCCTCCTAACAAGGGTAACAATCCATACTCCAGCGCACCTATGCCCAAGTCTGGAAAGCCAGTTGGACAGAAATAATTATCGGAAACGATAATCCCTATGGTATCCGTAAACGATAGTTGTTGCTCATCTTCTTTGGATCGCAAGCTCAAGCGCGGCGACACCAGAGAGGATGGCTATCGTTTTAGTAAATTTTTCAGAAAGAAAACCAAATTTAGTGAAGTTAAAACTTACGAGAAATGGTTATCTCCTGCTGCTTGGAAAAAAGAAATAGATAATGTAAGCATTCGTTCTCGTGAGTATAGGTTGAAAAATAAAAACAACCCAGAATATAGGGCGAGAAAAAAAGCCGCAGATGCAAAATCAAAAAGCAGGGAGTCAGCAAAGATTAAACAAGCTGAATACTTTAAAAGTTACTACCAAAATCCAGAAAAAATAGAACATAGACGAAAGTATATGCGTAACTATCTTGATAGAAAGAAAAACTATCTAAATAGATTAAAGCATAATATTGGAACTCTAATAAGAATATCTATTAAAACAAAAGGTTTTAGCAAGGATACCAAAACAGAAGAAATACTCGGATGTTCTTGGAGTTTTTTCAAATTATATATTGAAGCCAGATTCCAAGAAGGACAAGGTTGGCACAACAGGGACTTGTGGGATATTGACCACATCAAACCTATCAAGTCAGCAAAGACAAAAAAAGAAGTAATGGCATTAAATCATTATTCAAATCTTCGCCCTCTTTGGAGGAAAGAGAATAGAGCAAAATGGTATAATCCACTTGAGGAACAATTAAACTTAATCTAAATATGGCTGACACATTAGAAGAAATGGTTGAAGTTGTTAAGGGATTCGTGGGTGATTCAGGTGTATGCTCTTATGATAGAGCTGTTAAGGCTGTTAATCAAGCTCGTAGATTGTTGTGGAATAAAAGGGCATGGAGTAGCCAAGAAGAGTATGTCCAAATCTGCTGTGTGAACGATTGCTTCACGCTGCCAGCCCGATATGAGCAAATCAAACTAGCTTGGATCGGGAATGAATCTGCGTCTCTAGCAGACGAATGGTTCAATGCTACTAACGCTTTTGCTCTCCATGCGGATCACTCATGCCATAGGTTGATTACAGAAGTAGGAGGACTCCATGTCCTTTTCCGTGATTATACTACACGGCCATATCAAATCGCAGTCCTCGCTGAAAATTCAGAAGACATCGGCGTGGAGTTGATGTTTGAAGCGCAGGATGAATATTCCACATATCATAAAGTAACTGTAACAGCGCAAGCATATCCATCCATTGGGAAGTCTGATGTCTCTGTAAGGGGAATTAGAACAGTCAGCAAGCCAGTTACCAAAGGTAGGATTCGGGTGTATGCCTATGACGCTACTTTGGAAACAAAAACGCTGATAGCAATCTATCAACCGAATGATGCTAACCCAACCTTCCGTAGGTTCAAAGCACCGAGGACTTGCGAGTGTATCACGCTTTACGCATCGAAGAAATACTTTGATTTGACCGACCCTAAAGAGTTGGTTGAGTTCATTCCTGATGCGATGATCTATGCTGTGTTGGCATTGAACTCGCGTGAGAATCGCAAGGCGCAGGAGTTCTTGAGTAACCTATCCCTTGCTGTGCAGGAGCAAGAGAAGGAAATGGCAGGATACGAGATACCAACTGCCGCTCCAATTCGGTTCGCCAACTATAGCAGAGCAGATAACCTAATCGGGTCTGACCTACTCTCTCCCTCACCAAACGACTACTTCCTTTCAAGATGACGCTGACAATCCCAGATAAGATTGATGCAAGGAATGTCGTTGGATATGGTGATCCAGACTACGAGCTTAATCTAATGGACTTGGAGATTCTGAAACTCCCTCCACGGGAATGTCCGTTGATTCACAAGTTTACTCCGGGGATGTATATTCGGGAAATCTATATGCCGAAGGATACGATCCTCACTACTCTGCTCCATCTGACTACCCATCCATTCTTCGTAATGAAAGGTGATGTGACTGTCTGGTATCATGGTATCCCTGCTCATCGTTACAAAACAGGGTATAGCGGGATCACAGAAGCAGGAACAAGGCGAATGCTCTACACCCATAGAGACACAATCTGGACTACCTGCCATGTCACAGACTTAACTGATCCAGACGAAATTATTGACACAATCACTTCTAGAGACTTTAATCCCCACATCGCCAAGGAAGACCCAAAGGTGCAGAAGTGGCGTCATAACCGAACCGATCTAATCAAATGAGATTTCTTTTACCAGACCCGCTAGGCAACGATAAACATTCAATGATGTTTCATACCGCAGCATTCGCTATTGCTGCTGGAGTTGTAGGGGTTGGAGCGGCGGGAGCATCAGCGGCGGTATCAATGTCAGCGGCTTCAAGAGCATCTAAGGCTCAAGGCGCGGCAGCAAAGAAGTTTCAGCAACAACAGAGAAAAGCTACTAAAGGACTCGTCAAAGGACAGCAACAAGTCCAAGGGATGATTAATGAAGTTAAGGCTCCAGAGTATAACTTGGGAGCGATGATCGGCGATGCTGGTCAGATTTCTAATTACTATCGTCAGCAACTTGAGACATTCCAGCCCGGAGCGGCACAGCAACGCCAACAAGCGCAAACTCAAATCGGGCAAGCGATGGATGTTGTTTCCAGCTACCTTCGTGGAGATATACCCCAAGATGTCAAAGACCAGATCACACGGAATGTTGCCGAGAGTGCAGGAGCGGGATTCAACCCAGCAACAGCAGGAAGAACTGGAGGATTCCAAGCGGCACAAGGTCAGATGGCACGTAACCTTGGACTGACCTCACTTGATATTCAAGGCCGAGGACTCGCCGCAATGCCATCCGTTCAAGGAACAGCACAAAACTGGCAGCAATTGGCGCGAGCATTTACAGCAGACCCGCTTGATGTAGGTAGGGTTCAACTTGGATTCCAGACCGCCCAAGCAGAAGTCGGCTTGCAGAAAGCCAAGATGACATCTGATATGTTCTCTAACATCTACAATGCTCAGTCTGGTCTTGCTTCACAAATCTACGGAGCGAACAAAGAAAACATCGCCGCAAGCTACGCAGCACAGCAAGCAGTTGGCGAGGGCGTTGGAAGATTTGGGAAAGCTGGTGCTGATGCGTTGTCTGGAATGAGCTACGCATCAGCGGCCCAGCAAGGACTTGGATCGGGGATTGGTGGATATGGGTCAAATCCATATTACGGAGGAATGGGAAGCGGTTCTCAAATTTACAATGAAGGAACTGGTAGTAGAGAATTCTACAATCCAAGAACAGCAATAGGGTAAAACACTATGTCTATCGCAGAACTCATAATGCAGGGAACGCAACGATCATCGGAATCTACCGCATGGGTTGGAGATTCTTTGGCTAAACTTGGTCAGAATGTAGGGAAAGCATTAGCTGATCGTGAGCAACAGAAGCAAGCGCAAGAGATGCTTCCCATGTTCCAGCAGAGTATGCAGGATGCTATGATTCTCGCTAATAAGGGTGATGCTGGATTGGCTTATTCTAAACTGATGCCATTCTTGGCTGATCCAGCGGTTGCGAATAATCCATATATGATGCGAGCTATACCTGCATTTGAAAAGGGAATAGCGTTTGCAGCGGAAAGCTACGCTAGAAATATCCGAGCAGAAGCATACAGGGATCGCTACAGTGGCGGTGGTGGGGATGGCGGACTTACAGGGGCGGAATTAGCAGAGCAAGCAATTACTGGGGGAGTTCCAGCCATATCTCAAGGCGAGGAACCAGTAACAGTTATTGATGTAAATGGAACAGAAAACTTTACAGAAGGAGTAACTGGATTACCTCAAGGAGCAACAATGGCATTTGGAATGAACCAGCCTACTTCGACCGAATTTTCATTAAGAAATCAACAAGTAAATCAAGATCAAGAACTGATTGCTCCAGTAGAAGAACAGGCCGCAACTCCAAATCAGCAAGCAATGAAGGCTCAAGAGGAGTTTGATAAGATGCCTGCATATAAACAAGCATCTGTAGCAAATGTTACTGGATTTAATGCGTTGCCACCACAGCAAAAAGTTCAAGCTGCGAATCAGTCTGTAGCATTTGATCCCGGAGCCTCTAAATATGAAGAGGCTAAAATTGATCTTGGTGAATATGGAATTGATGTTGGAAGTATCGGTGTCCCAAAAGTGAATGAGCAAGTTCGCATCAAGATGACTGCGAGCGGAACTACTACCGATCCAAGTGTTCGTAAAACATTTTCTCAAGATTTTATAAAAGTCGGAGAAGAGCAATATAAGGATAACAAAGAGTTTATTTCTAAACTTAGAGACTCTTCATCTAAACTTTCAAGAGAACGTCCCGCTGCTGATCTTCCTACATTTAAAGAAATCTTTCAGCAAAATGGTGGTATCTTAAATGCAACATTAGCCCCATCTCAATCTGAAGATGAACTTGAGATTAAGAAATACCCATTCGTTGTAGTCCCAAGACAGGGCGCAACCCCTATTCCGATTACTGAAAAACAATATGAGATGATTCAAACGATTCAAACTGTTCCAGCAATTGCTAACTCTACGGGATTGAATCTATCTGCATCAAAAAATCTTCAGAAACAAGAAGTGCCATCTCAAAAATCTGGACAACGCAGACCGATGACTGATATATTTGGCAACAAATGATCTTCACGGCAGATAAACTTAAAGAGGCGCGGGATTCTGGATACTCTGATGAAGAAATCTGGGGTTACGTAAGTTCATCTGATGATAGGTTTAATGCAGCAAAATCAGAAGGCTATTCACTTGATGAAGTAGCCACATTCTTTTCAAGTCAAAAACCAGTAGAAACATCTATTACTGACAAGCTCCAAACAGCAACAGAAGAATTAGAAGCTGGAATTGGCAGGGCTGGTGGAGCATTTGCGAAATCAGCAGTTGGATCGGCAAGGATGATCACCGATCTATTTGGTGCTAATAATAAAGTATCTAAAGAGATTGCTGGAGTAGAGGACTACATTGACCAGTTCACTAGCGCACAAGCCAAGCAAGACAAGGAAGAGATTAATAGGTTATTCCAAGAAGCAGAAGGAAAAGGTCTTGGTGCGAAGGTATTGGCTGGGCTTCAAGCCGTTGCTGTATCTCCAGAGACAATGGTAGCAGAGACTGCTGGATATATGTTGCCATCATTGGCTACTGGCGTATTGGCTACAATAGCTGCCGCCCCAACAACGGTTGCCATAGGAGCGCAAGCAATAGTTGGAGGCTATCAAGCAGCAGGAATGGTAAAGGGAGATATTTACAAATCTGTTTTAGAGTATTCCCGCGAGCAAGGATTAGATGAAGTTGAGGCTGATCGTGCTGCTACGGAGGCTCAAGCGTCTGGAGGAAAAAATTCTGATTTAATTCTACTAAACGCAGGGCTTGGGGCATTAGCTGCATCTACCGGAGCAGAAAAGATTGCTGCCAGAATACTTGCTGGCAAGGGAAAAGAAGTCACAAAAAAATCCATCGGAGAGTTCTTGAAGCAAGGTGCTATGGCTGGTGGTGTAGAGGCTTTGACAGAAGGAACTCAAGAAGCGGCAGAACAAATCTCACAGAACATCGCCCTACAAAGACAAGGCAAGGATGTGCCTACTTTCCAGAATGTCCCGCAGGTAGCTACGATGGGCGCAGTGGCAGGTGGTATTATTGGTGGTGGATTAAAGGGAGTTGAGTTTCTTTCAGCGGAAGAGAAAGCTGAACAAGACATCAATCGCTCCGCAGATAGAGAAGCGAGATCACTTTTTGCTACTGACTCTACAACCAAAAAGGTTATCAATGATCTTAACCAATCTGAGAATGCGATTGATTCTTTAAGGCAAGAGTTAGACACGCTGGAGCCTACTGATCCAAAAGCACAGCAATTGCGGATGCGAATCTCCGAGGAGCAAAAGAAAGCTACAGGACTAAAGCAATCCATTGGAGAAGAATTATCGGAACCGATAACAGAAGCCGAGCGTCAGCAAGCCGAGTTAGCCAAGGCGATAGTAGAAGAACCTGCCCCAACTGACAAGGAATCCTTGACAGTTCAACCTACAGAAGCTGCTCCCGTAGCCGCGCCAGTAGAACAAGTAGTTACGCCACCCGTAGAGGTTGCGCCCGCCATCGCAGAGGCCGCGCCAGTTGAGCCAGCCACTCCCGCACCAGTCACCGAGCAAGCTGTAACCACTCCAACTACAGGTAAGCCATTTGAGTTTTTCTCAATACGAAACACAGAAAAATCTCCCGATCTTGGAGCGCAGTTTGGGCAAGACATAGAACCAAGCGGTAAATATGTTTCTGAATCAACTCCAAGCGCCGCTAAGAATCTGGATGAAAGATTTGAGAAAGGAACTGTTCGTTTTGAAAACCCTCTAGTTATTAACTTTGGTGGAGAATACGGAAGCGAAACGAACTGGAAGAATGTTTTATCAAGTCAGTATGGAGGCAAGACAGGTGTTGAATTATCGCAATCGGTGCGTGACGCAGGTTACGATGGGATCGTAACTATTGAACCAGCCAAAGGCCCGAATAGACCAGCATCTACTAGCGAGATTGTTGATATTAGAAGTTTTAAACCAAAGGCTCAAGCCGTCGAAACAACGCCAGTAGTAGCCACCGCTCCAGCACAACCAGAAGGCATCGCAGTAGGCAACCGCATCAAGCTAGGCAAGAGTCCACAGACATACACTATCGAAGAAGTAATCCCGCAGACTGCTAACGACAAGAAGTTCGGCGAGCAGTATTACAATGTAAAGAACGAGCGCACAGGCAAGACGCAGGTAGTCGAGAAGAACGACATGAAGCCTGTCAGTAGCAGAAGGCGCAAAATGGCATCAGAGCCAGACCCTCTTCCAGAGAATGAAAGATACGGGCAGGTTAAACTGAACCAAAGAATCCAAAGGTATTTCGGTGGAAAGATTCCAGACCGAATATATGTAGTGGATGACGCAGTAGATAAAGAGAAGAAATACCAAGCGGCATACTACCCTGACTTGGGAATTCTTATTGTAAACAATGCTTACATTAAAAAGAACGCGAATGTTGGAGACATCATCGCTCACGAACTAGGTCACTACGCATTCGGAGATAAGAAATTTAAGGCGGCATTCGATAATTTCTACAACTCTC